GGCCGATGCGTGGCGTGGAGATGAAGGCGGGTGAAGCAGCCATGGCTCAGATGCAGTTGCTGTTGAGGTAGAGGTTGTCACCAACGGAGCTGCCACTTCCGCCGCCTCCTGCTGTAGCCCACGAGAGCGTGCCAGAGCCATTGGTGCTGAGCACTTGGCCGCTGGTGCCGTCAGCAGCAGGCAGCGTCCAGATGCGGTTGGCTGTGATGGTCGAGGGGGCCTTGAAACCGACGTAGGCGGACGAATCCGCGTCTGCCAGCCGCAGCTCGCGCCGCGCATTGAGAACAATGTCGGTCTCGAAGATCCGTGACATCAGCCGAGCACCACCACGCGATAGGCGTTACTGGCCGGCGCCGTGGCGAACACCAGCGTGGCGGTGGTGGTGCTGGTGCGCTGCACGTCCACCTCCACGTCGTCGTACTCTCCAGAGTTGGGGAATACGCGGATGATCACGTCGCGAGTGTTCAGGTTGTGGGTCACCACATAGCTGGTGGCGCTGCCGTCGCCGATGCTGGTGGACACCTTGCGTAGGCGGCCGGACCAGTTGGCCAGCTTGAGCGGGGTGATAATCCGAGCGTCGTCGGTGCCAGCGTCAACCTCAGCCTGAGTGGCAAGCTCGGCGATGCCAGCGGTTGTTTCGCTGGCGGCAGGTGCTGCAGCAGCGAACGATGTGAACAGCACATTGCTGACATCAATCGTGCCGTTGACCTGCGTTTGGCGCCAAGTCGTGCCGGCGTCCGTACCTTCCTCGACCGTGATGATCGCCTGTTCCAGCTCGGCAAAGGTGCTGGCGTCGAGGGAACGGGTCAGTGCTGTGGAGGCGCCGTTCCAGACGTAGATGCCGTTTTGGCTTTGCGTGGATTGGTTGCGTACCAGCACCCGGTCTTGGGATGCCATGGTGACGCCATCAATCGTGGCGCCAGGGCTGGTCAGGTTGATGCTGCTTTGGGTGCCGACGCGGGCGCTGTCTTTCCAAGCCAGGCCCTCAACCGCAGAGTCCACGTAGGACTTGGGTACGGCGTCGCCTGCTGCACTGGGCGTGGGGAGATTGATGACCTTCGACGTGCTCTGCAGGTCGAGGTCGGTAAAAAACTTGCGAGCCATATCAGATCAGGCGAGCTAGGCCAGCGGAGGCTGGATTTAGTGTAACAACGGTCTGGTTGACAGACGGGTGTGCGACTTCGCCGTCGATTTCTTGGCTGCCGGCGTCAAGGATTTCTACTGATGGCCTATATCCGAGGTTGTGGTTAATTGTCCACACAGTTGCAGGCGCTGCTTGTATGTATTCAAAAGCTCCGCCTTGATCACCTTTTGGTCCCTGCGGCCCAACGGTCGTGGCTGTGACGACGGAGGTTTGCGGAACCGTGACGACGGTGCTGCTGCCGTTTTCGGTGACGGTGACGGTATTGGTTACGGCGCTGACGTTTACGGTCGTCATGCTGTGTAGCCCTCGGACACGTAAATGGTGCCTTGGAGGTAATACTCTTTCAGGCCGGAGGGGTTGGTGAGCAGAACGTCGTAGTACGCCTCGTTGGGGAATGTGGTTGTTTGGTCGTCGGTAAGCGCGATGGCGACGGTGCCGGTGGCGCGGTTGGTGTAGGTGACCGCGAAGTCGGCGTATTTACTGGTGCGGGCTTGGTTCCAAGCTTGGGCGGCGACGGTCCAGCCGGTCAGGATGATGGGCTCATTGGTGCTGTCTCTGAACTGCAGCGTCATGCTGTAGTCCGCCCGGCGCTGCAGGCTGATGTTGTAGGTGCCGGGCGAGATAGCCATAGTGCAATTTTAGCGGCGTCGGTCATAGAGGTTTTTACGCCCACTTCACCGGGGCCGGCTGCGGATCGTGCCGGATAGGACGGCTTTTGCGTTGACTGCCGTGGTTAATCAGCTCAGACGATAGGTAACAAAGTTGTTGGCTGCTGTACGTCGTGAGGAAAAGCGGCCGGAGGTGCCTGCGAAAACCAGACCAGAACCAATTAGGTTATGACCGGTAGTTGGCAAGACATTTACCGAACTAGGACCCGTGTTAACGACACTCCACTCAAAAGCCATGCTTGTATAGGGACTATTGAACCCAGCTTCTGTAAAGGCGCCAGTGGGTAGCGTCATGTTGGTTACAGCTGCTGACGTACTGGTGATGATGCCTGCCTTGAGCTGACTTACCGTAAGATTTGCTGTGGCGTTGACGGCTGGTGGCGCAGCTTGGTTGTAGACCCAGACCTGCTCATTTGTAATCCGCAACCCTTCGGTTCCGGCAGTAACAATGGCAAAGTCATTAAAACTTGGTAGATAGACACCCGTACTCGGGGAATTCTTAAAGGTGTAGGTAGGCACTGTAACAGTGCCAAAACTTGCGGCTTCGATTTGACCATTGGCGTCAAAGCATAGCCGCTCAACCCCATTAGTCGCCACCGATAACTGGTTTAGTCCAGGTGAATACCAGCCCGTGTTTGTATTGTTGTCGAAAGCAAAGGCGGGAAAAGCTTCTGACCCGTATGGTGCAGTCGTTAGCAGAGCGCTGATGGTGACTTTTTTTGTCATACCAGTGGCAGTGTCTACTATGGGCAGTACATCACTATTTGATGGGTTATAGTAAGCGCTCAGATCAGTAATTTTGATGTTGGCCATGGTGTTGCTCCAGTGGGATTAGTTTGATGGACGTTTATGTCTTAATACACCCCAGCAGGGCGATGTTGCTGGCTCACCACTTCTTCTCGGGACAGTGCATCACGGGCACCATGACCTTTGCAGGCAGAAAGCACCCGCATGAGGCGCAGGTCCGAATGCCAGGCCGGAACATCGGGCAGGCTTGGCAAATCTTGTAGCGGCGCTTCGCTTCTTCGAGCATGACTCAGGACTCCAGAGCCTCAATCAGCTCGGCCCGCGTCATGCCGTCGATCACGGGGACCAGTGCCGCGGTCAGCTCATAGGCTTCAGCCAGGGTCATTGGGGCCGTGTCCTTGGGAATAATCCGCTTGACCTGGGCGATGGCAGCATCGATTACCTCCTGATCCTCGGTGCGACCGTTGCGTGCCCAGTAGGCGGCGTCCAGCTGGTCACCCAGGGAGGGATAACGCATCGCTCGAATGTCGCGGTAGGTGTATTTGCGTGCCGCATTCAGTTCGCCCTCGGTAACCAATTCGCCCTCATCGCCTGCGACCAACGGCACGTCGGCGGCACTTGAGAAGTGCGCCGGGACGAAGGCGAACTGGCGGATGCGGGCTTCAATGTCGCCTTTGGACATGCTGGCGTCAATGGGGACAGTGGCCCATGCGCCGTTCTCGAAATCGACGGTCACGGAATTAACGGCGACCTCGCGGACTGTGTAACGCAGTGACATCAGTTGGATCTCCCGGCAACAGTGCCGATATTTGTAAGAGTAACGAAGGTGGAAAGACCGTTGATATAGAAGCCGGCCAATCCACCTGCTGAGCCAGCTGTCCCGCTAGTTCCGGCGCCATTGTTTCCGTTGGCCCCCGTGCCACCGGTAGTGCCCGTAGCGCCTGCGGTTCCCCAGTCAGCTCCAGAGCCGCCGGTTCCGCCTGTGCCGCCAGCACCTGCGTTGGTGCCGCCGGCTGCACCAACTGCTCCGGCCGAGCCCGCTGCTAGCGCTTGGTTGTATCCGCGGCCACGACCGCCGGCTCCGCCAGCTCCACCATCGCCGCCGGATGGGTAGGCATAGCAGGTTTGGTACACCCAGTAGGCGCAATCGTCGCACTGAACCATCATCATCCCAGTCGCCGGACCTTCTGTAATTTCGCCAAGTGCATTGCAGCCACTTCTGCAAAATAGGTTGTCGTTTCCTATGTTCACTCTGCAAGCGTAACTACAGTCGTCGGTTCCCACGGCACCACCTACACCAACAGTATAAGAGCAGTCGTAGCTATAAACGCCACCACCACCTGTACCGCCAGTACCACCCCTGCCACCGCCACCGCCGCCTCCATAGATCGTGGCGCCTGTGTTGTTGATGATTCGGCAGGCGGATTGGGCGAAAATTGCATCGCCTCCGACACCTCCGATGCCGGCTGTTCCAGCAACACCACCAGCTCCTTGGATAGAGCCGTAGTTGTCGATGATCAGTGAGCCCGCCAGTCCCGTTGGGATTGTCAGGGCGGGGGTGGTTGAGGATGTGCCGCCGACGGTCACGTCGGCGTTGATGATCAGGCGCTTGGCTACGCCGCTGCCGTAGTTCGAGCCGAACAGCGTAGATGCATTGAGGTTCGTGGCTGTTGCGCTGATTACGACAATGATCTCGCCGCCGCCACCTAGTAGCAGTTGATGGATGCCCATTTAGGTCAGCCCAGCACCGCTGATCACAAAGGTGTTGGCTGCAACGCAGAGGAGGGTGGCGATTCCGTAGGAGCCGAGGGTGCGGTTGCCTGTGGCCGTGAAGCCCGCTTGCCGCAGTGTGACGCCGCTTGATTGGGTTATGGTTTGGGCTGTGGCGGAGTTGTTATAGATCGAGACCACGTTTCCCACTCCAAATACGCCAAATGGGACGGTTACTCCGCCGGTGGTAATACTGATGTGTCCGCCCGCGTCTGCAGCGACCAACGTGTAGGCGCCTGAACGTGCGTTCTGAGGGACACTCTTGGCATCGGCAATCAGGGTGTCCACGTAGCCCTTGGTGGCCGCCATGTTGGTGGCGGTCGGCGCACCTGGCAGGGTGAGGTCGCCGGTTAGCGTGCCACCAGCCAAGGCGAGGTACGTGCTCGCGGCGGTGACGATCCGCAGGTAGCGGGCATCGCCGGTGGTCTGGGTAATGCCTAGTGGGTCTGTACGCACCCAGTTGGCGCCATCCCACATCTTCAGTTCGTCAGGCGTTTGACTGATGTCTTGCCAGAGCTGACCCAGGGCTGGCGATGCAGGTGCCGTCGCCGCTGGGTTGGTGATGATTGCGCTGCCAGGCAGGAAGCTGACGATCGTGAACGTCGCGCCGTTCCACACCTTGAGCACCGGTGGGTTGGTGCTCGTGTCGATCCACGGCTGGCCATTGTAAGGCGCTGATGGCTGAGTGGGGCCGACGGAGAGTCCCAGCTGGGTTAGAGCTAAGCCGAGTACGGCTGCGGTGATCTTGCGGGTTTCGCTGCCGCTGACCGAGCTGAATGGGAAGACATCAGCTGAGGCAACCGCTGTCCCGACCGGCAGTTGGGAAATCCGTAGACCGGCCATGTCAGTAACCCACCACGGTGATGTCGATTAAGCCCGCCACTGCTGTCCCGGAACTGTTGACACACTTGACTGTAACGCTGCTAGTTGTCTTGGCTAGGACAATTGCGTTGATCGCACCGGTTCCGGTGTCCTGCAGTGTGACCTGTACCGACTTGACGGTACGGAAGGTTTTGAGCAGCGGAATGGCAGTGCCGCTACCGCTACTGCTGATGCTCACGTCGTCTTGCGACTCAATTACGTCGGGGTAGTCCAGCTGGAAGCTGATAGTGGAGATAGTTCCAGTGCTGATGCCGTCAACGCTGCGGAACAGCGTCTGTACTAAGTATGTGTCCTCAATTAGTTTTTCGTAGGGTGCATAGGGGTGAAGGATACCGCTGGACTCGCCACTCAGTTCTCCAGCGCTGTAGAGGCGCTGTTCCGCGAAAAAGGGCTCTCCATTTTCCTGCCAGATCTCATCATTGTCTTCTTGGAGTATGGAGATATACGCTCCAGTCAGTGCGCCGACGCTGTGCTGGTATGTGGCTTCAGCGATCGTGCTTACAAGCAAGCTACTTTCTAGGAAGTTGTTATCAAAGTTCCAAGTGTAATAGCTGTCAATAGCAGGATCTACTTGCTGCAGTATAGGAAAGCCTGTATCACCATTAAGTTGATCCAAGCTTTGGGTAGTGATATAATCCCCGCTTTCTGTAATCAGCGTGTGGTTATCGCTCAAGTGGGCATTGATGTAGGAGCCTGGCCAGGTGGTGTCGTCGATGACCTCTTCGTAAACCGCGTTGCTGATGGGAGGAGCGCCGATGTTGAGCAGGATTGCTGCGGGGGCATCGCTGCGCCATTGCGTGGCGTCAACCGACTTGACCATCACGGTCCATTCGTCGGTGTCGAACAGCGAGGTCTCGAACCACTGCTGTTGGGCGGAGACGCCACCGGAATACAGCGGAATGCCGAGATCCCACGTTTCTGACGGGTTGTTATTGACGAGGCCGCCTTGTTTGTAGCGGATTTCGTAGGACACCACGTCGGACACCACACCTTGGTCCCACGAGCCGTAGTTCGACAGGGGCAGCTGCCAGCTGAATCGCTTCTGGCCGCTGTTTGTGTTTTCGACGACGGTGAACAGGTTGGGCGTGGGCGGAACGATCTCGTTGCGCTCCACCGTGTCGTAGATGTAGTCGCTGGGTGCTTCGCCGAAGATGGCGCTGGTGAAGGCAACGCGAATCTCCCAGTCGCCGGGAGCGTGAAAGGCGATGGTGTAGTAACCAGTGAGCGGGATATTGCTGAGGAAGTACCAGCCGTCAGCTTCGGGAGGTTTGACGCCAGGGATGACGGTGGGGACGTTGGTGGGAAATGCCCAGATGCGATAGCCGTTAACGCGCTCGGGTACTGGGCAGATGCCCGCGTCCACGATCAGCAGCTGGGTACCGTCGGGTTGGTTTTGGTGGCGGATGACGGCGTTGAACGCTGGGTCGCTGAGATCCGGGATGGCCTCGAATGCGGCCACACTGCTGACCGCCCAGTCGCTCTGCCTGCCGAGGCGATCCGAGGTCGCGACACGTACCTCATAGGTATTGCCGTAGACGTGATCGGGCAGAGAGACGGCTGCGTTGGTGGTGCTGGTTGTGTAGATGTCACTCCACTCGGTGGCCCCGACGTTGCGCCACTGGTAGGAGTAGGAGCGCACGGCCAGGCTGTCGGCACCGTTCTGCTGCGGTGAGCGCCAGCCGGCGTCGATCTGGGTGCGGTTGTTGCGGAAGACAAGTCGAGCGGTGAGGTGTGTGACCGACTGGGCGGGTTGGAGGGTGAAGCGGTCTCTGGGTACAGCGACGGGCAGGTTGTTGTCGATGTAGTCGTATTTGGATGCGTTGTACTGGACGGCCTCGACTTGGAAGATGAGGGGGTCGACCTCGCTTATGGCGACGATGCGGTAGAGCGCGGCTGTATTGACGGCCCACTCCAATACCCAAAGGCAGCCGGGCTCGGTGTTTACGGTGCCACTCAGAAGCAGCACGGACACCCCGTCGGCGTTGATAATGTTGCTCGCAATCTGGTGGGTGCTGAGCTTGGGGGATGTCGTTGTGGTGCCGTCGGGGTTGGTGGTGGTCTCGCCGTCGGGGATGACCAACGTCAGCGTGTAGGCAATGGCCGGGTTGAGGGTGAGGGGTGCGTCAACGGTCACGTTGTTGGCATTGACGCTGGTCACACGGCCACCGAGGCGTTGGCCTTGCTTGAGGGGGTCAGCGATTTGGATGATTTCGCCGACACTGGCGGCTAGACCTTCGGCGCCGATGCGGAAGCTGACTTTTTCGGTCTCGTAGCGGTTGGAAAACAGGGTGTGCTTGGCGGCCCTCAGTGCTTGGCCGCGGGAGGTGACGCCCAGCAGCCGCAGGTCGATGGGGTTGTAGCCGAAGCGCTCGAGGAGCGTGTCGTCTTGGAGGTACTCGCTGACGCTGGAGTACACCTGATTGGGGTCGTCCCAGTTCGCCAGTACGACGGTTTTGCGGGCGGTTTTGGCAGTGCCTGTGTAGTTAAAACACGGAGAGGTGACCTGGCCGCTGTCGTTCACCTCTTGGATGACGTTGGCTTCGCTGAATTGCTGGACGGGCTGTTGGAGACGGTCTTGCGTCAGGTAGAGCTTGCCCTCGCTGCAATAGACCAAACCGCGGAAACAGGAAGCCAGCGCGTTCAGGACTTCGTAGACGCTACCGGGATTCTGCAGGTAGACGTTGCAGGTGAAGCGGGGTTCAGTGCCGCCGGCACCGTCGGGCACCGGTTCATCGCAATACTGCGAAATGGTGTACAGATACCAGGGGTCCACCGCAATGGTGGGGACATAACGGGCAACGCCGAAGCGTGCGTTGATCACGATGTCGCGGAAGATCCAGGCGGGGTTGTCGGTCCACGCCATCTTGAAAGTGCCGTCCCAGAAACCGGTGTAGGCGCGGGTGACTGGGTTGTAGTTGGTTGGGACCTGGACCCGTTTGCCGCGGAGGCGCACGGATACGTCAGGAATGCTTGCGAACTGGCGAGCGTCAATCTTTACACCCAGGACAGCTGTTGCAGGGTACGCAAACTTTTCGTCGATGATTTCGGCGTAGCTCTGCCAAGTGATGCCGTTCTGCAGGTAGGGCGTGGAGCTGTCGGCTGTGAGGCGGGTAACACGGATAATCCACGGGGGGCTGCCGTTTAGGTCGAACTCATAGGCGCGTTGGAATTGGCTGTTTGACTTACCGCTGACAGTAGGCTCGGCCACCGTGACGTAAGTAGGACTGCCGTTGGCGGATACGGCAATTCGGTAGCTGACGCTGGTGCCAGTGACATCGCCGTTGCTTTGGTTGCTTGCCTGCAGGGCCGGGTGGCTGATGATGACGCGGCAACGCTCAACGTCAATGTCGGTGATGGTTTGCTCGACGGGCCCAGCGGCTTGGGTGACAGCGATACCAACGCCAACGGAATTTTCGACAGTGCTGAACCCCGGCATCGGAGTTTGGGTTTCGTCGGTGCCGGTGCGGCTGTCGAGGGTGTAGCCGGTGAAGTTGTAGGTGCCGTCCGGGTTCTGGATTGGCGTGGAATCTAGGAAGATGTCCTTTTCAGCGCTATTGGGGAAGCCTTCGATTTCGCCTTCGCTGATGGCGTAGACGGTCTTGGCAAACGCAACAGAGAAAAGGTTGTTGGCCTCTTCGATTGGCTGGCGCGATTGCGCCGTAACCGTGACGTATTGATTGACGACCGGTTCTTGTCTGCGGCCGCCGCCTTCGCCGCTGACTTCGGGCACGTTCAGGGTGTTATCAGCGGGGGTGTCCATCACAGTGAGTTCTGCAGTTCGAGGCCAAAGGACAGGACGGGTAATGCACCGACAATGCGTTCGCCGTAGAGCACCGGCACCACGTCGCCCTGAATGGTGTTGGCGTTGCTTTTATCGAAGGTGAAGCTTTTGAGTTGATCGGTGCTGCGGCCTTCGGTGGGACCTCCACCAACGACACCACCAACCGTGGGCATTTTGGGCGTGGGCGTGAGCATTTCGGCTACGCCGCCGAAGATCAACGAGAGACTGATGGATCCGATTGCGGCAACAGCTTGACCGCCAATCGAGAATCCCAGAGCGCCAGCAAGAGGGGCGCCAGGAAGCAACAAAACCGCAAGCGCTACTAGCGCCACACCAGCCAAGATTTTGCCCGCTCCGCCACGGCCTGCAGGCAACGGCGCCAGCACCATGCGCTTGCTGAGGGGCCAGAGCATTTGGTCTTCGTCGAGTCCCATTGGGTCTTCGGTGACGACGCGCCAGTTGATGCCGTTTTCACCAGACTCGAGTAGGTACTGACGTAGGTCTGGAAGTTGAACGCAGAGGGCGCGAAGTGCTTCGGCGGGGGTTTTTACCGCAAGCTGAAAGCGTCGGCCGAAGCGCCTGCCTGCTTCACCCAATAGGCGGATCGTGACCATCAGGCGCTCCTCCGTAC